GAACGCGTCAGGGATGTAGGCGTGCTCAGCGGAGAGCTCAAGCTGCCGCTTCACAGGGATGGCGCGGCTGCTTGAGGTGGACTTGCGAATCATCCCGTAGGTCATGACCTGCGGGTGGATGAAGCGCGGGTAGTCGCACGACAGGGTGATGAGGCGGCGGTCATAGAAGGTGCTGTCAGCGACGACTCTTGCTTCGATCACGTGGCTTCTCCGTGCCCTTGATGCGGGCGATGACAACAACACGCTGCATGGCACCATTGCGACACAAGCGCTTCTCATAAGTCAACTCAACGAACTTCTGCAGGTGGCCCCGACTGCACAGGCCCTGCATCTGGTCGAGCGTCATGCCGGCAGCCTCTGCCACCTCGGTCAGCGTCATGCCGACCTTGATGAACTTCATGGCGTGCTCGGCATTGCGAGAGTACTTGGGTGTACACTTGAGGCCCAGCCGCCCGCGTATGCGCTGGATGTCCTTCAGCTTGAGCCCGTACTTTTCCATGATGGGCCGGGTGTACTTGATCGTGTAGTCCGGCAGCTGTCGCAGCTCTTCGTCGATCAGCGCGTAGTAGGTACGCCGATGTCCGACGTAGGCCTTCAGGAACTCTTTGTCGAGGCTGAGCAGCGCTACTCGCATCTGGCCGTAAGTACGGTCGACCATAGCAGCCCAATTATCCAAGCTGATGGGTCGCTCGTTAGGCTTGAGCTTGGCGAGGTGCTCCCGAATTTCGGGAAGAAGCGCAGCAACGTCAGCGTGCGGACTTTCGACCACGCTTGACCTCCTTAACCCAAGAAACTACCGACGTCCATGTCTTAGAACCCGAGGGGTTCTTCATCATAGAAGTTTCGAACTTAACAAAATCTTCGATTTTACCCAAGTTTTTAGCTGACTTTAGCGAACCAGCGTTCAGATTAGCTACCTTCGCTAGTTCTCCAATGGTCATCCCGACCTTAGCAACGGCAGCAAGCTTTTCTCCAAAAATTGTTCTCCTAGAAGGAGCGCTCCGACCCAGCCTCCTGGCAATAGCTTGAAGCGCGTCAAGCGGCATGTCGTAAATCTCAGAGATGCTTTGCAGGTGCTTAAAGCTAGTAGACTCAGCTTTTAAGAGAAGATTTTGAAGATCTTCAATATACTTTTTTAGTCTAAATCTATATTTATTATATAGCTCTTCGTCCTCCATCTTGAAAGCATAGACGAAGCGCCCTTTTGTAATTCCAGCCATAGCAGCCCAGTTGTCCAAGGGAACAAGTTTCGCCGTGGTGGGTGTCTCGTCTAGGTGCTGCGCTATTTCAGGAAGCATCTTACTGACTATTTCCCTGCTCTCCGCCTTCATGTTCCCTCTCAGAGAAGCTTCCCGCCGTGACGGTGCGTTCGTAGCCTGTTGTATTCCATCTTCCGAGACACGAACGCCTTCAGGTCACCACCGTGAGACCTGGCCGTCCCATAAAGGAGGCAGAGCAGGTACAGCATCTTGTCGGAGAAGCAGTCTGGAAAGGGGCTATCCTTGCGGCGCATGTCTTCGAGCGCTTCGCTAACGCACGAGTGAAGGTCCAAGAGGTGCACTGCGAACTCGTCTCCCTGAGCGGAGATCATCCCGACCCCACTCGGGTACTCGTCCTTGAACTGCACGGCCATGGACCCAAGAAGGTCAAAAGACCTGATGGCGACGTCGGCAAGTTCAAGCATCACGTCATCGGTGACCGCCTTTCCCTTGGCCCAGTCGTAAAAGGCCTCCGTCAGCTCGCTGTGAATCAGCGCAAGCTTGGATGCGACGACCGCTCGGTCACGCATAGGGTAGTCTTCACCGTCGTGCCAGCCCTTAGAGACGGCGATCGCGTAGGCGTCGGTGATCTGCTCGTTCAGATAGTCTCGCATAAAACCTCACTTAGAGAGTCTAGTCAGCAGCAGGCACAGCCCATGCAGACTTTGAAACTTTATAGAAACTTCGCCTGACCTACCAGACAGGGAAAGAGAAACTTGATTGTCAGGAAAATAGCGTTCCAAGGTTTCTTTCGCTAGCTCCGTGAGCTTTGCGTAAGGGGGAGACCCTTTTAACCTGTTAGGCTTGTGCTTGCCAGTCTCCCTAGACTGCATTTTTCTCGACCAAGCCTCAGCCTCAGCTGTTCCCATTCCTTTCTCTAAGAGAGACGCTAGTTGCTCTCGTAGCTCTCCCTTACTGACTGTCATTAAAATTCTAGCTTGCCTAGCGTTGAGTTTACCCTCAACCAGAGCTCGCTGGTGGTGATCCTCTAAGTCAAGTAATCGTATTGAGTTTGCTACGTAAACCCTAGACCTTCCAACAAGCTCTGCCACCTCCGTCTGCGGCATCTCGTGCTCGGTCAACAGCCTCTTAAAAGCTAGAGCTTCTTCGATAGGGTTCAAGTCCGCGCGCTGAGTGTTCTCTATGACAGCTAGTTCAAAGGCCGCCTTACTGCTCAACTCTCTGACCAAAACCGGTACGTTGGTCAGCCCGCAGAGCTTTGAGGCTCTCCAGCGCCTCTCACCTGCAACGATCTCGTAGAACCGAGAGCCCTCGGTGGGACGAACAATGATGGGAAGCAAGACCCCCTTCTCAGAGATACTTTTGGATAGAGCTACTAAATCATCCTCAGCAAAATTTTGCCTGGGCTGTGATGGATCTGGGACTAGATCATCAATAGGGCATAGAAAGTAATCTTGCTTAGCCATGCCGGCTACTTAGCACGTTGAAGACATAGCTGCAAGCTGAAAACAGAAGAATGCAGCAACACGTCTAGCGTCTAAAAACAGTTTATTGCAAAAATCGCTTGACCACCTTAACGTACCGCCCATGTCTAAACGCAGCAAGCCACGAAAGAGCGGTGAGTACGTAGGTGGTAGGCCGTGGCCTGCTGTTTGCCCCAAATGTCGGTACTGCGGAGGGGAGCCTCCTAAACTTTTCTACAGAGCCCGTGGCTTATGCAATATTTGCTACAAAGAAATAAAAAACACAGAAGAAATAGACAGGTTTGAGCCTCTACCTGAAGTTTGCTCTGATCTGAGCCTAAAGTCTTTGACTAAAAGCCCGAGGAAGTGGCTTCAAAAAGAAATGGGCCGCGGACACGCCCTCCAGTTTGGAGACGATCGTGTCGCAGCAGAAGCTATGCGCATTTTTCAGTTAGCAGTGTCCCGGTGGTATGGGAACGAAACGCCACCTGTGACTAAGTACGAAGGGTCTTCAATAGAAGAATTGCTTTGGGGAAACCAGCACGCAGACCCTGGGCCAATGTCTATAGAAGACGCTGTTTTGCTTAGGAACGCTAAGAGGACGAAGCTTGCTGCCAAGCGTAAAGCCCTGGCCCTCTCGTTTTGGAGGGAGATCGGCTCGGCATCGCATAGCGCGATGCGAGGTCAGGTCAAGTCTCTTCGAAAGCCGAAGGTCGAGTGCTTGGGAGATTCAGTGACGGCTACTTGGGGAGTTGGTTCTTGCTACGTATCAATCACTTCCATGAGGGGAGACGTTTTTGTCACCCTAGAACGGGAAAGCACTGTCGTCTTACAAGAAGATTTCAGACTACCAAGTCTGATAAACATTCTGAACGCTGCCCTGAGTTTTCAGAAGGTAGACCGAAGCAGTTGACTGAACCTCATAGAGAAGGCAGATCGAACCCATGGCCAAACACATGCCCGTAGGTACACAGACCCAGCGAGCCGACAACTCGGTCTGGAAGAAGTTAGATTCTGGCTGGAAGCAGCTCCAAGACGGAGATAACTCGTCTCGTTCCAAGTTCAAGTCGCAGCCTCAGCAGCCTCAGCAGCCTAGCCAAGGAAAGACCGTACCTGGTCATAATTTCTGGGCTTCTCTGCGAGACCAGTACGACTTGGATGGGCGAATCCCAGACGAATCATACTCTCCAGAGCATGTCGATATCGACGTCGAGGGCGACATCGATTCTAAGCCAGTCCTTAAGTGGAAGTCACCTTCAGGTAAGACTATGAAGTCTTACACGAGAGCTTTTCACATTCAGAGAGCATACGCGCTCCACAAGGAGTGCGGTAAATATCACGATAAGATCATGAAGGCCATGGATACGCTCGAAGGCCTCATGAATAAGCAAGACGCTGGGGCTGCTACTGCTTACGCCTCGATGGTAACTGGCCACAGACCCAGTGTCTTTACGTCGCTCACGCCTGACAGGATGAGGGTTTACCGTGGGGACATGAAGAAGTCGCACGCTCTCGACTATTTTATCGAGAAAGCGGACTCGCGCGACGCGATGCACCCCAACAGGTTCCATTTTATGGTGGAGCATCCCTCGCAGGGAGCGTTTATTTCAAACATCTACGACCCAGCCCTCTCAGACTACGCTGCCAACGGTGGCTCTTTCGCTGAGCCAACTGAGGCTTTCGCCACGGTCGGGCTCAAGGACGTGGATTTTAGCGTCATCAGGCACCACGCTAACCTCCGCAGGGCGGCTGACGTGATGTCAAAGAGCGCGCCTGTGAAAATGTCTGACGCCGATTTTCATCAGGGCATGTCGGCCGTCAATCAGGTCATCATGAATGTCTCGGATGCGGTCGCCCGCAACTACGGACACGGAAAATCACCGGACGGTATGGTCTACATGCCTGTGCCGATGACTGTTGCCGCCGTGGATGAGGCAGGCGGGCATCAGTACTGGCCTGATACTTTCAAAAAGCGTGAGGATTACGTCGAAAACAGGGGTTTAGGCATGGATCTTGAACAGGATGTCGATGAAGTCCTCAACGAGGCAGGTGACGTCGCTGAGTCTTCCGAGGAGGGAGAAGGTGGTGACGCAGATGTCAGCTCTGAGTCCGATGCCGCCGATGAGTCCGAGGCCGGGTCTGATATCGAAGAGTCCGATTCAGATGAAGAGGGCTTAAAGAAGTCGTACGAAGGCATAAACTTTACCCCTCCTGCGGGAGTTCGGGCGGCGTGTCGCGCGGGACTCAAGCTCAAGGAAGAGGGCCACGGTGGAAAGGGTCTCGTCGGAGCTACAGTCGCGTGGGCTCGGCGCCTCGCGGCAGGCCAGAAGATCTCGCCAGCTAAGGCTCGCAAGATGAACGCTTGGTTTGCCCGTCACTCGGTTGGGAGCAGCTCTCGGACGCTTGGTGACAAGACCTCTCCGGCTTGGGTGGCTTGGCAGCTTTGGGGTGGAAACGCTGGTAAGTCTTGGTCGGCCAAGCTCGTAAAGCAGATGGAATCTCGGGAAAAGGTCGGCAAGTCTGAAATGACTGAGCCCATGCCCGATGGCATCGCCATTTACATGACCCCAAAGTACCTTAAGGACGTTTCACCTGATGTCCTTAAGAGCCTGACCCGGCAGGTCTCTGCCGCTGCAAACAAGGAGCCTAGCGTATGCGTCACCTCTCCCAGCGTGGAAAAGACCTCCTTCAGCGATCCCTCTCCTACCCCTTCCCCGAGCCAGACCGAAAAGTCTCTCTCGACGACGACGATTTCGGAAGCGAAGTCGAAGATTGCTTCCCCCTCCCCCGAGCCTTCAGCTCCCCAGGAAAGCTTAAAAAGGACGGGGGCGCCCCCTCTCCCAGACCAGCATCAGGTCGAACGGCGCCCCCACCGAGCTCTGCTGGACGACCCCAAAGTCCATCAGGTCTTGGCAGCCAGCGTGCTGGCCAGCTTGCGCGGGACAATCCGGCCGCAATCAGTCGTTGAAGCGCTTGGCTTCGCGCTGACCTCCGATGGCGCCGGTATGCTCCGTGCCCTTGAGGCCGGAATCATCAAGGCAGGCGATAAGCCTGGTCCTCAGGCTGCCCCAGAAGGAGCCGTTTCTCGTTACGCAGACGGAACTGTAGTCGAGAAGCGTGGTGGAAAGTGGCACGAGGTTCAGGATGACAAGGGTAAGCCCGACGAAGCTCGTTCGCAGAGCGGAGCCGGAAAGAAGTCTGATCCAAAGACCAGGCGCCGACAGGCCAAGGCCCTCGTCGGCAAGCTGCGCGAGCGACTGAGTCAGATGAAGACCCGTGGTGCTTCTGAAAAAGAGATGAGCGTCGTTCGTTCGAAGATCAAGCAGGTCAAGCAGAAGATGCGCTCCATGGGTAAGTCTCAGGATCCTTTCGCCGCGTGGCAGCGGGAGAGGGCCTTGGAGCAAATCAAAAAGTCGGCGGACTACTGCAAGTACATGGGCTATAAGCGTGCAGAGCAGCTCCTGTATGCTGTTGCTGCCGATGACACTCCCTCCGAGGTCACGGTTGCAGTTAAGGCTGCAACGCGGACCTTCGGTCCCAAGTTCAGTACCCTTCTGGAAAAGGCAATCAAGTGAAAGAGCAACCCACCAAGCCAACCTCTACCGAAGTGAAGAAGGTCGGGCGCCGGTGGGTTGCGGTTTCTCCCCCGCGATCCGCTAACGCAGACTTCATCAACGACGCGCATCTGATGGCCCGTACCGGGTCGACGGGGGATTATCACTACGGAACGCTCAGCATCACCTATGACATGCTGGAGCAGATGGCCAATGTTCCGCAGATCGCGGGCATCATGCAGACTCGTACGAACCAAGCCACAGACTGGGCACGAGCCCAAGAGAATCCGATTGATATTGGGTGGCGCCTTAGGATGGAGAAGCGCCAAGCACTTCCACTCCGAAAAGATCGCGTGGCGATTGAAAAGGCAGCTGAGGTAATTTCTCGCGCTGGCGCGGAATGGCTACCTGGTGGGTTTGAGCAGTTCCTGCGAGTCATCGTCCCAGACACACTTACCTACGATCAGGTGAATTTCGAAATTCTCCGAGAGAAGGACGGAACTCCGTACGCGTTCATCCCAGTCGATCCGAAGACTATTCGTCGTGCTATTCCGACGCAGGAGATCTACGGAGGGGAGCCCGCGCCTCGATACGGGCGATGGGACTTTAACGAAGGCTTTGTTCAGGTCATGGCGTCCGGCGAGATCGTGAATTACTACGAGCCAGGAAACATGGCTTGGGGAATTCGTCGCCCTAGGTCGAATATCAAGTTCTCGGGTTACGGGCATCCCGAGCTTGAGCAGCTAGCGACGATCATTACTGGCCTTGTGAATGCTCAGACCTTCAATCAGGTCAACTTCACGACTGGTATTCACGCGCACACGGCGCTTGTTCTCAAGTCTGCTTGGGATCAGAACCGGTTTAATGAGTTCCGTCGCGAGATTCAGACGTCCATGGCCGGTGGTCGCAACTTTAAGCGCATTCCAGTCATTCAGCTCTCAAATCAGCTTCAGGAAGAGCTCGAGGCCATCACCCTCGGGAAATCGAACGCTGAAATGGAGTTCGCCGAGTGGATTAACTGGCTCTTGAAGGTCGCCTGCTCGCTCTACGCGATCGACCCGTCTGAGATGGGCTACATCTTTGGGGCAGAGGGCATGCGCTCTCAGTTGATTAATGCCTCGCCCACTGATCGTATCCTCCAGTCTAAAGAGCGCGGGCTGCGGCCCCTTCTCAGGGCTATCCAGACTTGGATTGATTACTACGTCATCAAGCCGACGTGGCCTCAGCTCAAGTTCGAGTTCGCAGGATTCGATGCGAGCAACGAGCGCGAGCGGCATGACATGGACATGTCGGCGATTACTACATATCGCACGCCTAACGAAATTCGTGCAGAAAGGGGGCTTGAGCCTCTACCGACGCCTATCGCAGATCTACCTCTTAATGCGTTCTTCTCACAGGCAGCGCAGAAGATTTTGGAAAATGAGGTTCCTCCGCCGCAGTTCGATATCGACACTGTGGGTGCTTTTGTTGATGGAAGGCGACTTCCACCGTTGACAAAGCCTGCGTGAACGCATTTTATAGCTTCGGGTTTCGGAGATTCTTAAAGTTAACGCATGTCTTCGTACGTAGCACTTCAATCTTCAGGCGATTTTCTGGCTTGGCTTTCTGCCGACATTACGGTGTCGTCGCCGATAACCAAGTCAGGCAGTGATGGCGAAACCAAGCTGCTCGCCCCTATTAGCGGCGTCGCCTCAAGCGAGACGGCTGACGCTGATGAGGATGAGATCGACCAAGCCGGCTTGGACTGGTCGTTTTGCCTCAACAAGGGCATTTTTACGTACGAGCACCCGGTCGATATAAGTCGATTGGCGGGCTATCCTGAGAAAGTCGAGCAGGTTCGACTTTCTAACGGGAAGCTCGCGACTCGCGTTAGCGGGCAGCTCTACCTAAATCGCCCCTTTGGAAAGCTTGTGTACGACACCCAGAAGGCTATGGCCGAGGCTGGTGGTCGCCGCACGCTCGGATTTTCCATCGAAGGGCGTGTTCTCCCCGGCGGCAGAAAGGGCAAGCGAGTTACTAAAGCGCAGGTCATGTCTATCGCTATTAGCCCTGTTCCTAAAAATCCGGATACGTGGATGGATATCGCAGCGTCTATGTTCGCTCGCGGACACAGCCGCTCGACTGTTAATGCAGTTATGGCTGCAGTGGACGCAGATCCTACACTTCTGAATAAGGATCAGGTCACCAACCGACTTGTTAGAGAGTTTCGACACCTGACCTGGGAGCAGGCCGAGAAGCTCGCAGATGTTATCATGGCTGGCTGACCCAGCTACACCCCAAGGAGCAATCATGAAAGCAAGCGAGCGACTCGCGAAGCTTCGGGACCTGCAGGTCCCCGAGGCGCAGGCTATGGATCTGGTGAAGTCGGCGATTTCGGCCGGCGACGTTGAGAACGATCTTGAGGAGAGCCCGACCATCGACGTGAAGAAGCTCGAGGGTATCCTCGAGGAGCTTCGCAAGTCGCAGGCGGCCCCTGCTGAGGCTATCCAGCCCGTTATCCCGGCGACGGCT